CTAGACCTTATCGGCGCTATAATTGCTCTCATTCTTCTAACTATAGTCTTCCACAGAATACTGAATATCCCCACGGTTAACCCGCTAGATGGTAAACACGATGATATAAAGTATGAGCTTTTAGGCTACCCCACGCATTGCAAAGAATGCCTTAAGCCCTTTGTAAAAACTACGTACAGAAACATAGTAACGATTCGCTGTCCCAAGTATCAGGTGGGCGGCAAACACGAATTCTTTAGGTGGACAATATGAAAATACGACTTTTAGTGTTGGCACTTAGCATTCTCTTGTTTAGTCTTAGCTGTGCCATCTTGGTGCCCCCCAGAAAAACTACTGACGCAAGATGTAATTTTATTCTTAATGCAATACTAGAAACTCCCGGTCACTTTGAGTACTGGAAGTCCCTGAGCAACGGGGAGCGATTATCCTTGATTAAGAGAATGACTAGGAGAGAGGGTACTGTTGGGGAGTATCTTAATATGTGCGTTGACGAGGGTTGGCTAGGTTACTACACCTTTGCAGCAACCCCCATTCCATACAATCAAGAAAACAGTTAGATGTACGACTTGACTTCGGGAGAAAGTCTGGTATCATAGCTTTAGAGTATTTGTGAAAAATATCACTTATTGGAGTAATCATTAAATGGGTCAACATATGTCATGGGCCAGTGTTTTGGGGGCTTTCCGCCCTATAGGATCGCACTCAAGCGGGGCCACAATCACCAGCGCAGTTACACTAACGCCAGCTACGGGGGCTACAAAGCTCCTGATGCAGGCTAATACACAGAACGTAAGATTTACCTTAGATGGGTCGGTGCCTACTACCTCGGCTGGTTTTGTTCTTAAGGCCGGGGATGCCCCTATTATCATCAACATAGAAAAGGGAATGACTATCAAAGTTATAGAAGCAACCGCTACATCAGATCTAGAGTATCAGTGGGGAAACTAACAAAATCTATGGGGCGATTAGATAGTAGTTTTAAGGGATTGGGTGGGGGTGGGGCATCGGCAATAATTGACCCATATGCTGGCTACCTATTGTTTGATTCACTGACGGACAGCAATGATGTGGCAATAGCCGATCATACTCCTGAGAAGGGTGGTCCATGGGTTGCTAACAGCGGCACTTGGACAATCCAAAATAATCAATTACGGGAGAGTACGGGTGGGTCAAAAACAACCGTTACTGATGTTGGGCAAGCAGATGTCATATTCCAAGCCACTTGGTCTGTACTGGCCGCATCGGACGCCGGAATAGTTGCTCGCTATGTGGATGCAAGTAACTATTTGATTTTAGTAGTAGACAGTATAACCAATTTTATGATCCTGTGGAAACAGGTATCGGGATCATGGTCTCAGGCGGACTCTGCGGCTGTGGTATTCGCTGCAAACGATGTTATAAAACTGACTGCAAGCGGAACAACTATTACTGGCTTTGTAAATGGTACTCAGAAGGTTCAAGCTACTGTTACAGATCATGCGACAGCCACTAAGTATGGTTTCTTCTCCAATGCAGCTGCGTATAACTCTATACGTTGGGATGACGTTACAGTTGTAGCAACTTAATGATAATAGATGACGTAAAGGTTATTCTTTCCTAATGCCCTTTAAGTCAAAAAATCAGCGCAGGTACTTATATGCTAGGAAGCCTAAAATAGCTAAAAGATGGGCCAAGAAATACGGCTCGAAAATTGCTAAAAGGGTTAGACGGCGCAAGAGACGGTAATGCTTGTTCGACTTGACAGTTTAGATGAAAAATAAATATTCTTCTGGTATATATAGGATAACTAATAAGGCTAATGGCAAGTCCTATGTAGGTTCTTCTACTGCTTTAGAGCGTAGATTTTCTGAGCATAAATATAGACTAAATACTGGAACGCATCATACCTCCTATTTACAGCGTTCATGGAATAAATATGGGGCGGGGGCTTTTAGGTTTGATATATTATTTTTATGTGATCCAAACAATTGTTTGTTATTTGAACAGCGGGCCTTAGATTTCCTAAAACCAGAATACAATGCCAAGGGTACGGCCCGATCTCCGGGTCTAGGTGCGACCCACTCGGCAGAAACTAGAGCTAAGATGTCTAAGAATCGTAAGGGTAAGGGACATGGAGGGGGCAGAATTGGACGGCACTATAAAACTTCTCCAGAAACCAGGGCTAAAAGAAGGCAAGAGAGACTAGAACACTTGTTCAATTTGACATAATTCGGAATATGTGCTAATGTAATGATATAAACCTAACAAGGAGATTTTCATGGCTAAACAGGCTACCTCCCCGGATGAGGGTATAAACTCCGACCCTGTTGAGACTGATAAGGAACTTGAGGACGAACTTACTTCGACGCCGGAAGGGTTAGCGGGCGATAAAACGATCAGCCAAGATGACTTTAATAAGCTGGCTGGTAAAATAAGGCAAGAGGCGCGGGACGCAGCTACTAAGAAAGCATATGCCGAGGTTTTGGGCAAGGCCGGTGTAAAAACGGTCGAAGAATTGGTAGCCGCTGTAGAAGCACAGAAAACAAGCGCACAAGAAAAAATGACGGAGCTTGAACGGCTGAATTCCGAATTGGAAGATGCCAGAAGTTTAGCAAGCTCCCTAGAACAAGGGAATAAAGAGCTAACTGTTAAAGCGAAAGAGGCGCTTCTAAAGTCCTCGGTAGTGGCTTTGGCGGCCGGTAGATTCCAAGATGCGGAAGTAGCCTTTCGGCTTCTAGATCGCTCTGGAGTTATCGTCAGCGATGACGGCACCGTTGAAGGTGTGGAAGCAGCCCTTGCTTCTCTTGCTGAGCAATATCCGTTTCTAAAACGTAAGGCAGTTTCTTCGACTAGCCCTGCTAATCCCAACGATCCAAAAGGTTCGGAGGGTAAGACGGAACAAGAACGCAGAAGTGAATATTTCGGCCAACAGGGTAACGAATTCTGGAAAGGCCGAGGCGTTCAAAGAATTATAAAAGAAGAAAACTCGTAATTATAAACAGGAGTCTTTTTAATGGCTTATTCTACTCAAGCAGACCTCAACAGTCTGTTTAATACCATCTTCGAGGATTCCATGTTCGTAGCGCGTGAGAATAACCTGATGACCGCACTGGTCACAAACTATTCAGCCCGTGGTTGGATGAATAGGGTTATTCCAGAGTATGCACAGGTAGCGGCAGAAGCAGTAGCAGAAGCCGAAGACTACGCGAACCCCACAACGTTCTCGAAGTCCACCGCTGCAACGCTTACTCCGAGTGAAGTTATGGCTCAGGTAGTCCTAACGGATCGCAGGATTGAAACCGATCCTGAGGATGCTCGGCGTGACGCATCGCTCGAACTTGGAAACGCAATCGCTACCAAGATTGATGTGGACCTAGTTGGTACCTTCTCCAGTTTCACGACTGGTGTAGGCACTGCTAACACTGCATTGACCATTGATAAGGTTGCGGCAGGCATTTCGCTTTTGCGGAACGCCCTTGCTCCAAATCCTCTGTACGTTGTTCTACATCCCTACGGATGGCACGACATTTGGGACCTGCTCGGCACTCCGGCATCGAACCTTGCTTGGCAAGGCGATATAGCCAATGAGGCCCTGCGCTCGTTTTTCGTTGGGCGCTGGCTCGGTGCTACGGCTTGGTTTACAAGTGCAAATATATCTGTCGATGCCAGTGATGACGCTGTTGGGGCGCTCTTTAACCCTCAGTCCATCGCCTTCGATAGTCGCAAGGCTCCTCTACTCGAACCAGAGCGGGACGCTTCCTTGCGCGCCTGGGAACTCAACATGAGTGCCGGATATGCAGTTGGTATTCGACGCAATGCCTTCGGCGTAAAAATCACGCATGATGCTACGGCACCGGCGTAAAGGAGACAATTTAAATGTTTAATGGTTCTCGAAAAGTTGTCTCGGTAGTTATCAGCGACCCGACCGCGGATGCTCGTATCCCCATTCTTGTGGCACCCTCCGATCATAGCATTACGGTAGAAAAGCTAAGCGCGGCTCTTACTAGCACGCTTTCCGGCTCTACGGTTAACTATGTCGATCTGTCACTGGAAAACGGTGGAACGGCAGGCACGGCCCAAACGTCCATCATGTCGTCAATCGGCGGCACTGCTGGATGGGTAGCGAATACGATTCAATCTGGTGCTGTCACTGCTGGCTCAGGTCGGCTTACAGCGGCTCAGGTTCTCGTATTAGACTATGCCGAAACNGGTACGGTAGCCCCNGGCTTATCTTACCGTTACTGTTGAGTATACTGACGGCCTCGGCGCTGCCCGTAACTAAACCGAACACAATCTAATATAATAGCACTTATCGAGGGGAGGGGGACTACCTCTCCCCTCCTAAGAAGCTAGGGAGGTTAGATGAAGATTTTGTGGCACTCGAATGCCCCCTTCGCCCCAACAGGATACGGAGGGCAAACAAAAATCTTTGTGGACAAACTCGTAGAGCGGGGGCATGAGGTTACAATCTCATGTTTCTACGGACTTCATGGAATCACTTTGAACCTGTCAGGCATTAACCTGCTTCCAGGTGCTTATGATCCATGGGGAAACGATATTATCGAAGCTCATGCACTCTTTACGGAAAGCGAGCTAGTAGTATCATTAATAGATGCCTGGGTACTAAATCCAGATAAATGGAA